TAGTAAATAGGCTCAAAATATGGGTGAGTATAGGCTCGGCAATAATGACAGCAGTAATATTGACTTATTTCGGGCTGTCGTGAGAGCAAGACTACCAACTAGGACATTAGACGCGCAAGGCTCAGGGCATTTCGGCGCACCAAGAGGCACACACATACACAACGGAATAGACTTGGCTTGCTATCCAGGCACAAGCGTTTATTCCGCCGTGTATGGTGAAATTTCAAAAATTGGTTATCCTTACAGCCATGATTTAAAATACCGATATGTCGAAGTAACTGACATTGAAGGGCTGCAATGGAGGTATTTCTACGTCAAACCGTCCGTTAATAAGGGCGATGTTGTGGATCTAGATACAGTCTTAGGCGTGACTCAAGAGTTACCCTACGAGGGGATCACGCAGCATTGCCACCTAGAGATCAAAGACGTAAACGGCGACTTTCTTGACCCAACGGAACGCGTAGCACATCCATAAGGCGCTTGATGTAAACCTGTCTATACTACTGGTACTGTAACAAATTGGAGTGGGTATGCGAATACTAGCGTGGGATATTGAGACTCTCCCTATGATAGTGCCAACATGGAGGTTATTCAAGGCAAACGTGCGCCAAGATTCAATAATTGAAAGCACATCCTTAGTCTGTGCGGCATGGAGATTTGTAGACGAGGAAGAAACTTACGCTGTATCCATCCTTGATAAGCCTAAGAAATTTACCGCCAATATCTACGATGATGAGCATGTAGTTAAAAAGTTATATAAAGTCCTAGATAGCGGAGTTGATATTCTGCTCCACCAGAACGGTGATAAGTTTGATTGGAAGAAGTTTCACGGCAGGGTAGCTTATTACGGGCTCCCCCCCCTCCCCAAATTCAGGACAATCGACACCTTGAAGCAAGCAAGGAAACACTTTGCTTTAGACTCTAATAAACTAGACTTTATTGGAAGATTTTTCGGCTTAGGTCAAAAGATAGATACGGGCGGGATGGAACTATGGGACAACATTGTCCAGTTAAAATATCCGCCTGTCGGAGAAAAACCAAACAAGATATTAGCCGAGAATTCAATCAGATTCATGGTTAAATATAATATTCAAGACGTTGATTTACTCATAGCGATATTTGAGCGCATTAAGCCCTATATTGATGTGCCTAATAGAATGCTATACGAGGGACAATATGATGGATGTCCCGCTTGTCGCTCATCTGTTTACAAGAAGCAGGGAATGGCCTACACATCACTCGGGGTGTACCAGAGATACAAATGTTTGAACAAAGAATGTGGTAAGCGATTTCAAGACACTAAACGAATACATGGATCGCATGTGAGATGATCAAAAAAATCAGAGTCGGAGCCACCACGTATAAAGTCAGGAAAAAGAAATTAGGTTCAATATGGGGTTATACTGATTTCGAGGAGGAAAAAATCTTCATTGACAGCCGAGCGAAAGACCGTCAACAAGTCTCAACCCTACTACATGAGGCATTACACGCTATGATTGCAGAGTATGGAATTAACTACACGCTTGACCATAATCAGGACGAGTCCCTTGTAAGGACTCTGGAGAGTGGCATTGTTCAACTGATTCTGAGAAATAAAGAATTTACTGAAGAATTAGTGGCAAGTTTAGAGTACGACGAATGTTAGCCTTACTGCCAATAGCTACAAAACTGCTTGACAAGTTTATACCCGATCCGATTAAAGCGAATGAAGCTAAAGCCGCGCTGCTGAGCGCTGAAAACGCTGCATTCTTTAAAGAATTAGAACTACAGGCAGGTGTAGTATTAGGTGAGACTAAATCTGAGCATTTCATAGTAGCTGCTTGGCGACCAATTACTATGCTGAGTTTTGTCGCGGTTATCGTAAATAACCATATTTTATATCCGTATTTATCCCTATTTTGGACAGATGCACCAATATTGACAATTCCTCCGGACATGTATAACCTTCTGGAGTTAGGCATCACAGGGTACGTTTTTTTAAGGTCTGGGGAGAAAATAGTGAAGGAATACAGAAAATAATGACAAAAAAACTTGAAATAATCATCCTTTTATTGATGGTTTTGGCTGCAATCTCATTGCCGTTAATGCAGCAGAAACACCCAATTCTAAGCCCTCCAGTGCCACATGTTACAAGCTATTCAAGTGACTTGGCTATGCTAACATATAGGTATATGGAGATAATCACTCAGCAGAGCGTACACAATCCCGATCTGGAACAAGTGATTCTATCCATCAGCGAGTTGTTAATAAAACACAACAACTCACTGACGGATAATTCGAGTTAGGATGTAGTCCTAGTTAGTTATAAATTGGCGAATCCGCGCCAGATGAACTTTCGATAAGTCTTTAATTGATATTTGAAGGCCAACTTCAATAATAAAAGGCACTCTATGTAACCTTAGATATTCACAGATAGGTTTAATGTGCTTTCGCTTTGGTCTGATAATTGTATTCATTGTATTACTCGGATGTGTTCATGATTGCTCCTCGTTTATTTCGTTTGCAGCCCACCACCTAGCATCCTTTAATAAATCGGGCATTGCTATTTCAATACACAGGATAATAACGGAGGTTTTGGAGGCGGGAAAATCGAATTTCTGCGGGACATGGCGTATATAGGTTTTAATATCATCATCTAGTGGCTTAGGAAGTCTAAATGATGTTGGTATTCCAGGTTCTCTTTTGATCATGTTTATATTCTCCTATTTGATAGTTTAATCATTGTTGTTTATCCTCGCTATTGTTTGTGATAATAGGTAAATTATATTCCAACCAAACTGCGGCAGCATCCTTGCAAGCTCTATTAAACGCATGATGTGCGTCCGGTGGAAAATCTCCGAACTCACACTCAGGATAATACTCCGCTATTACTGCCCAGAACGCATGTTGAGCATCATGCAGTGCTGCGGAATACTTAGGATTAGTTTTAAATGTTTTAGTTGTATTCATAGTTATATCCTCATGGGGTTTACTTAACTTGTTCAGTTATCACATTATTGGCCTTGTATCTGCTTGTATTGTAACATTTTAAGCAATCTATACACTTACCATGGCAATTAGTTCCAATGTCATGCGATACGTTATTAAATACCTTATTAAAACCTTTAGGTATTCCGATAACACTGTCTATTTTTGGATTGCTATAAACCAATATTAGGTTTTTAGGTTTATCCCTAGATTTCAATTCCCTTTTCACAATATCACTTCTTTTAGTCCAGAGTGCAAACGTAGTTTTCTTGTTTTTCTTGCATATATTTAGCAAGTTATGGAAGTGATTGCTATTGATTAGCTCGCCATGTCCGTTAAAACGGAAGTAAGCGTAATCCGTTATTGGCAGCCCATCAGGGTGGATTATCTTTTCACTTAATACTTTTGAATTGTGTTCAAAGGCTGGTACAGCATTTTTTCTGAATGTTTTTAACATTCTCCAAGAATAGCACTCACTACAAATTGAGTCTGGCTTGCCATTGCCATTCTGTTTGATGCAAAATCCATTGCTAGTTGTATTGGTATTGATAGCTCCAATGCCTTTAAGCTTTCCACTCATCTTTGATAATTTAATCATTGTTGTTTATCCTTGGTTGTTATGCTGCTCTTCTGTTCTTTTCTTGCATTTCAACAAGATAATCTACGGCTGCTTGCGCCTTGGCTGCGGCACTAAAAATAAATTTGTTATCTTTTCTTAGAATCCTAAGCCATGACTTGATGTAGATAGCGTGATCATCTCGCGGAGTTGAATCTAATTTGAGACTGCCCATGTTAAATGCTGATCCAAGTTCCGCGATTAGCTCTTCATACGCATAATCTTTGCCGCCATAGCAGCCGTTCATATTACGATCTAACCTAGATTTATGTCCAGTGGCATGTGTGAGTTCGTGAAACAATACAGAATAATAGTTATTCGTGTCTTTAAATTGCCCTAACTCCGGCATGTGAACCTGATTAATCGAAGGAATGAAACAAGCACGATCAAATCCGTGCTTTATGTTTATGTCAGAATTGTAGATAAAACTATCAACATGTTCTATTGATTTATTATCATTTAATGGTATTATTTTAGGTTCATATCCGTCGACCTGAGAACAATTAAACACAGTCGAATATCTCATTAGAGGGATAGTTTTATCTTCTTCGGTTACTTTGTCTTTAATTTTGAGAGTTTTATAAAAAATTACCGGATAGCCTTTCGAGCCTTTTTGAACTTGCGCTCCTATTGATTCCCATTGTTTATATGTGGCAAACTCTAACGTATTGAATCCTGATAAACCAAGCCAAAGTGTATTGATACCGTGGTATTGCTTGTGAGTTACTGCATTTTTTGGTATCTCTCCTAGAGTAAACCAAGGTTGGCTGTAATCTGAAGATTCGCATGTTTCCAATTGTTCTATTATTCTGTCCGTTATACGTTGGCGTAAATTGTCAATATTATTCGTTTTCATTATATTTATCCCCTAGTCTGTATAAGGTGGTTTAACAGTCTTACAATCGCTCCGATCACTTTTCAATCGAAGGAATGTGACTGTTGACGAAAACATCGATAAGTTTAGTTCTGATTCCTGCTGGTAACGTTTCAAAGGCTTCGTTTAGTTCCGCAAGATCATCCTGAGTCAGGATAAACATATTATCGTTCTCGTCTGTCGTTTTAAGGCACTCTGGTAGATTTTTATTCCAATTATAGTTACGGACAGCTTCTAGATGAAAAATTAGCAGCAATAACTTGTCCATTAGGTAGTCTTCGTAATCCGGTTCGTCGGCTAACCGTTGGCTTATTTCATAAATGAAATTCTCCGCTTCTTCGTATTGTTTGGCTGATTTGATTCCAACGGCTTCATTAGAAATTCGATTTTCCCGTTCCCAAAGCTTATTTAAATGGTCTACGGTTTGTTCGAGCTTTGGTTTAAGGTAATCATCGTAGTCCGGTTCGTCAGCTAACCGTTGGCTTATTTCGTAAATGAAATTCTCCGCTTCGTAATAAGAATAATTTGACATTTCATTAAATGTTTTAGTTGTCTTCATATTTATACCCCTTGTTAAAATTGATTACACTATATTCAGATTAGTAGATCCCAAAGTGGGTGAAATTAAACGGAACGTCATCTACTGCATCGATATAAACCTTAGCACCCGCATCAGTAATGGTTACTGTATCTTCATTTGGCTCGCATCCCTTGTGTGAACGCACCAAGCCTTTGTTATTTAAAGATGCGATTATTCCACCCAATGATCTTTCTGTAATTCCCTCAGACTGTATTTCTTCATCGGAGATGTTATAGAATATTGAAAAAGTCCATATTGTATCGGTTAGTTGGTCACCGTACTCAGAACGGTCGATTGCTTTTAATACTGCTAATTCTTTTTTAGTTAATGTTGTCATTTAAAATCCCCTAATTAGATTAATATTAATTACATAGACAAGTATTACAAACGTATGACATACTTGCCAATGAGAAAATATTAAATACCCATGAGATAAAATGACTAAAAATAGTAGACAAAAAAAAGCCCGCACAATGCGGGCTAAGTGGGGGGATTGTTTAGTTGTTAGCTATTGGTTAACTGTAATTCACTACTACTTTCATGATATTGAATTCTGGCTGGATCAGATTGTCTGGATAACGCCTATCTACTATAGATGCAACGCTATTAAGTGACAGTCTGCCATTGTGCCGAAATCGTTTGAATTCGCGCATTGACTGACTATGACCAGAGTTGTTAAATAATTGGATTGTAGTTTTCATTTTTTACCCCTATATGTTTATATTGGTTAGTTAGTTACTAGTTGATGTATGCGGGACTGTGTAAAAGGCGATACGCCTTCAATATGTAGTGAATAGGTAGTGTCCTCACCTGTTTGGTAGTCAACGTCAGGATCTACACTATAAAGCCAATCCGCACCCTCATCTGCATTTATCCCGTATTTATGGCAATCGTTTATCAATTCACTGATTGATCCCGTATGGTTAGGAAAATCATCATCTTTAACGCATTGATCACAATCGTACTTAAAGCCATATTGATCGATAAAGCCATGACTATCAAAATCACCTTGCTCAGCTGATTCTGGCGTTACTGTTTGAAAACATATTGTCCAATTTAGCATTTCATTCCCCTATATAAGTATAAAGCGGCTAGGTTAAGTGGGGGGATTGTTTAGTTGTTAGTCGTTGGGATCTACTAATCTGAATATAGTGTAATCAATTAGTACTCCGTCTGTTATATTCGCTAATTCAGCACACTTTGTTACTGCTGACTTGATAGAATTATGATCGTCTATTTCTATTAGACCTAATGCCATATTCCGTAATGTTCTACTTGTTTTGAAGTCTTTACGTCGTAAGTTGAGTGGTTTCATCATACATCTTTCCCCTTTTATTAAAGTATTAGTGTATATGACCACAGGTATCGCATTTAATTAATTTGGCATTGAATCCTGATCTAATGTGCTTTGTCTTGATTGCGCATTTGGGGCAATAAAGCTTAATACCCCTATGATCACCTTGGAATAGGAATCTAACTCTATCATTATTAAATGGGCCTTTTGAAGTTGCTTGCAATGTAGTCATAATTAAATACTAGTACAGTCAGATCATATAATCAAGTAAAATCATTCAAAATCGTACAAATAAACCAAAATAATAGCAGACACTAACCAATGGCTAGACCAACTAAGTATACGACTGAATTAGTCGATAAAGCACGGCATTATGTTGATAATTATGAGGATTACGATGATTTAATCCCTAGCGTAGCTGGCTTGGCAAGTGTTGTTGGTACTTGCAGAGAGACGTTGCACGTTTGGGCAAAGCAAGATGGGAAGAAGGAGTTATCTAACATATTAGGACAACTAAAGACAGAACAAGAGCGCGTACTTATATCCAACGGTTTAAATAGCACATTTAACCCAACTATAGTCAAACTTGTGCTGGGTAAGCATGGCTATTCAGACAAACAACAACTTGAGCACTCGGGTGAAGTTAAAATAGAGCGCGTCATGTATACGGAACAGGCGGGCAAAAAAAAGCCTGCACCAGGCAGGCTAAGTAGGCTCAATGAGAACTAAAAGTTCTGAATGATAAATGATTTGTCATTAATTGGAATTAAGACGGTGGTGTCGCTTATTTCGTCCCGCGCTAAAAGATTCAACTCCGCCTTTGTATAGCCGTATGGATATTTTGTTGCGAATATTTCGTCCCGCGCTGCTCTATTTAACTCCACCTTATCTTGCATATCGATATAAAAATAATAATTTAAGGCAAGCGGATAATCGGATCTAAACTCCGTCAGGTCTTTATATTCGGTAAATTCGCAGCATAGTGAGATCACATCAAGCGTTGTTTCGTGGTTGCAATCTTCGTCCATCTGTTCGATCCAATCGAAGAGTGCCTTCCTCCCTTCGATTGTAAAGTTATCGGAGCGATCCATGTCATCAAATGCGCGAATAAAATCATATTGTGTAACTATTGTTTTCATATTTATACCCCCCTTAGAATGAATAGATGATAGACCTAGCATTTTGTGAAAAGAGAAAGCCATGAAAACCAAGCTTTTTATGTTTTTCTATCTGTTTCCAAACTTCAGAGTAGCTAGAAGTACACATTCTAAACTGATCAATTACTCTCAAGTTAGAATACAAGCGGAGTGACAATGTATAGTTCATCTTTATTTATCCTCTCATTGATTAAAAGATTATTTATTGTATGACTTATGTCATACACTTACACATGAGAAAATATCAAATATCCATGAGAAAATATTAGCATGTATCCATGAGAAAATATTAGCATGATGAAAAAAATAACCCTACCCAACAGCAGGGTGGCTATGGCAAAAAAGACAATCTTGGAGATCCTTAATCATGAGTATTACATCCCCAGAGACGGTGAGCGTACTTATTGCCAATCAGATGAGCACGAAGCCGAAGATGATAAGGAATACGAGTTGGCGAATAATCTGGATAGGTATCAAGAATTACAATTTGATGATTGATCTTATTAGATATATATAGTGCAGATACCGCATAACTGGAAGCCACGCGATTATCAGATACCCGCATGGGGTTATCTTGAACACAGAGGTAAACATGCTGAACTAATATGGCACAGGCGAGCTGGCAAGGATGAGATATGTATGCACCATGCAGCGGGACAGATGGTCGACAGACCCGCAACGTACTGGCACATGCTGCCATTGGCTAACCAAGTTAGGAAGGCTATATGGGAAGCCGTCAACCCGCATACAGGCAAACGCAGGATAAAGGAGGCTTTCCCGCCTGAACTGTTTACCCATCGTGACACAGATATGATGGTTAGGAGTAAGTTTAATGAGTCAACATGGCAATGCTTAGGATCTGATAATTATGAGGCCGCCATAGGAAGTCCACCCGCTGGTATTACATATTCGGAATGGGCATTAGCCAATCCTAGCGTCAGGGGATATTTAAGACCAATATTGGCAGAGAACAACGGTTATCAAGTTTACATTACTACG